AATGCAGTTAAAATTGACAGTGCAAGTGTAGCAGATGATGAGTATGCTAGATTTACTGCAAATGGATTAGAAAGTAGAAGTAATAGTGAAGTATTGTCTGATATTGGTGGTGTTTCGGCAGCAGACGCATCTAACGATGCCACCGCCTTGGCGATAGCACTTGGGTGATTAGGAGATAAAGAATGGCAAATACATTTAAAGTAATTAATTTCGCTGCTGAACCAGCGACAGCAGGTGCAAATAGTGGTCTGGCGTATGATGTATATACAGTAGCAGGAAGCACCACGACAGTAATACTTGGATTAACTTTATGTAATATACATACGGCACAAGTTACTGCTGACGTAAGATTAGTTAGCACAACAAGTAATAGAGGTGGTAATAATAATGTTGCTAATGGCACAAGTATAGTTGTAAATGGTGCTCCTATACCTGTTGGAAGTTCTTTAGAGTTATTGTCTGGTAATAAATATGTTATGGAGACAGGAGATAAACTATCTATAGATTGCAGTGTAGCAGATAAATTAAGTGGTACTTTAAGCGTTATGGAGATAACCTAATATGGCATATATAGGCACTCCACCTGCTGATAGATTTGTAGCTAGTAAAGCTGCATCAGTATATTCTGGTGATGGATCAACAACTGCTTTTACTTTACAGCATTCTGTAGGGTCTGATGAAGATATACTAGTATCAGTAGATGGTGTTATCCAAGAACCATCAGTAGCCTATGCAGTAAGCGGTGGAACAACATTAACATTTACTGCGGCACCATCAAGTAACTCTGGTAATAATATCTTTGTTTATTATTTGTTTAGAACAGTAGGAACTGTAGGACATCCAAGTAATCAGGCATTGAGTGCAACAAGTGGTACATTTACAGGTGATTTAATAGTAGATACTACATCTTTAATTGTAGATGCTTCAAGTAATAAAATTGGTATGGGAGTTGACCCAAGTACCATGCCTTCATTTGCTACACATAGTATAAAAACAGCAAATGGTGGTGGTGTAAGTATTACTTCACCTAGTTCAGGTGATAATAGATATATATTTTTTGGAAATGGAACATCTTCCTCTGATATACAATTAGCCGCTATTAAAAATACATCTTCCGATTTAAGTTTTCTAGGTGCTAGTGGTCAAGTTCAAATGGTTATTGATTCTACAGGTGCAGTAACCAAACCATTACAACCTGCTTTTCTAGTAAAACCAACAAGTCAGCAAAATAATCTTGCAGTTAATGATGTTCTAGTATTTGGAACAGAAATATTTGACCAAAATGGTGATTTTGCAAATAATACTTTTACTGCACCTGTAACAGGTAAGTATCAAATAAGTGCTCAATTACGAATAGATAACCTAGACAAATCAGCTTCTTATAGCAGAGTATATATGGAATCATCAAATGGATTTTACGAATCCATCTTTGACGTTAATGACCTTTCTGCAGACCCAGCATATTGGATGTTGAATATTAATATTTTAGCAGATATGGATGCGAATGATACTTTATTTATGAAATGGAGTCAAGGGGGTGGGGGTGCAAATCAAGCATTGCTCACAACCCCCTCCAGATTTTCAGGTTATTTAGTTTGTTAGCCAAGAGTGAAACAACTCAATCATAAAGGAGATAAAAATGGCAAATCACGAAAAGAAAATAACATTAACAGATTTACAACAAAAGATTCTGTCTAATGATTTATACAATGATGTATCAGACAATGCAGGTGTAGATGCTTGGATTGATGGTGCAATAACTGGCAAGTTAAACAACTGTTGGAAGCGTATGCAACAAGAGTGGACTACAAAGTTAATGAACGACAGTAGCTTCACAGATGCAATACCATCTAACCAAGCAGACTTTGTTGCACTTGTAACTGCGAGAAGTGATTATAAAACTCGTAAGCAAAGAGATGATGCAAATAAGATTGGCTAGGAGTAACGAATGGCATTAACACAAGTATTAACAGGTGGTATAAAAGCTGATGCTGTAGACAATACCATATTAAAGTTAGATGATAACTTTGCATTTACTGGGACTAACTCATTTAGTGGAGGTTTATCTTCTAGTGTTGGTCAAAGTTTTGTACCAGAATTTATAAGTAATTTATATTTAGCAGGCAACACTTCAGATGCCGTTGAGTTAACTGGCTGTTTCACAAATACTCATCAAGTTTATAGATTGATTGGTCAAGTTGGTTGTTCTCATGGTAATGAGGGTAATACAAGATTTACCTTTTTAAGTGGCACAGATACAGAACTTACAAGTGGCTACTATGGTGCAAACAGAGCTTTAGATGATGCACAAACTGGAGTAAATTCTGTTGAAGCTGATGGTTCTGCTGTAACTATAAATATAAATCAATCATCAACTGGTACTAGCATTGTTGATATGCACTTTTATAGGCAACAACACGCCTATCAACTTCTTGGAATGGCAGGGTATCACGACCAAAGTGGTGATAGAGGTGTTCAGTATTTTGGTTTCAAAAATAATAGTGCTTTAGAATTAACTGGTTTTAGATTGGAAAACAATCATGGCAACAATATGAGTGCCGTAAACTTTTCTGTCTATGGGTATAGGTTTAGGCAAAATGCAACTACTGAAATGTTAGGAGCATATCAATAATGGCTTATTCAATAAATAAAGATACAAAAGTTGCAACATATAATGGGGATACTTACCCCCCAACACAAAAAACTAATGCACAAACTGGAGAGACAACCTTAATTGCTAAGTCTGAAGCAGAGTGTATTAAAATTAAAAAGTTAAAAGATAATGCACCTAATGAAATGTTAAACGCATTAAGATCAAAAAGAAATAGTTTATTAGCTCAAACAGATTGGATGGGAACTACAGATGTAACAATGAGTGCTGAATGGAAAACTTATAGACAAGAATTAAGAGATATAACTAAAACTTTTAATTCAATTAGTGATAAGGACTTTAAGTTTCCAACAAAGCCAAAGGAGTAATAATGCCATACATAGGAACATCTCCTTCAAATGGAGTGAGGCGAACATATGACTACACAGCCACTGCTGGACAGACTAGCTTCAGTGGTAGTGACAACAATAGTCAGACACTTACATACACAGACAGCGCCTACATAGACGTATATCAAAATGGTATTTTACTTGTACCATCTGACTACACAGCAACTACAGGTACAACTGTCGTGCTAGATACAGGTGCTACAGTAAATGATTCAGTACAAATGGTAGTATATGACGTATTTTCCGTAGCTGACACAGTAAGTGCTAGTGATGGCGGTTCATTTGCAAGTAATGTAGGAATAGGTGGTACTCTTGCAGTTACAGGTGTACCTACGTTTACAGGTAGAAGTGTACACAGTGGGGGCATAACAATCGCTAATGATGGGCAGATAGGTTCTGTAGGTGATGCAGATGCTATGGCAATATCAAGTAGTGGAGTTGTAACATTTAGTCAACCTCCTGTTGGTGTAGGAGGATTAGTATTATTACAAACTGTTACTGCTAGTAGTGATAGTACTGTTGATGTAGGAAGTTCTAGTTTATTTTCGTCTACTTATAAAGTTTATCAAATACATTTAATAAACGTACACCCATCAAATAATGGGGCTCACTTTGCCTGTAAAATGGGTACTGGTGGTTCAATAATATCTGCTAATTATGAATATGCAAGAGATCAAGTTTTGCATGGTGGCTCAACAATTAGGGGGTCTAATTCGGCAGGCACAGTAGACTTAGCAGAATCTATAGGTAATGCAGGCGAAGCAAACCTTTCTCAAGTTCATACACTTTACAATCCTTCTGGTACAACTTTTAGAAAGCTAGTTAATTTTTATGGTTCTAGTGTTGATTTAACTCCTAACTTTGCAATGAATAATGGAATGTATGGAAACGAAAGTTTTGTTACAGCTATAGACAGAATACAGTTTTATTTTACTACTGGTACTATTGAATCTGGTACTTTTAAATTATATGGAGTTAAATAATGGTTAGATTTCATAATCAAGGTGGCACAAGAATACAGTTTACAGCAGAAGAAGAAACTCTTAGAGATGCTGAAGAGAAAGCTTGGGCAGACGCAGTGCCTACAAGAAGAATGAATAAGTTAAGAGAACAAAGAAATGTACTTTTAGCTGAAACAGATTGGATGGCTAATTCAGATGTGACTATGAGTGATGAGTGGAAAACATATAGACAAGCACTTAGAGATATAACAAAGCAAACACCAACAGATGATGCGTTGAGTAACATTACGTTTCCAACAAAGCCAAGTTAAGGAGTAGAGATGAGTAAAGCAGCAGATTTAGCATTATTGGCAGGTGGAGCAGATACAAACACAGACACAACTAACACAGGTGATGTAGTGCTTGACTTTAGTCAATTTCAAAACTTCATCTTGACATTCACAGGTAATGTAACATTTACCAACCCTACAACAGAAGTTATAGGGCAGTCTGGATTTATTATTTGTATACAAGATGGAACAGGCAGTAGAACCTTATCACTAGGCACAGATTATGAAACAGCAGGCGGTGCAGGTATAACTCTTAGCACGGACGCTAATTCAGTTGACATGATACCTTATGTGGTTCAGTCAGCTAGTAACATATTATTAGGTAACGTACAGAAAGCATTTGCATAGTGGCACTACTTGGTAACTTAACAGGATCAGCACAGTTTTTTAATAGCGATGGATTTTACAATGGTGTTGCTACACAGTCATTAAGATTCGCATATACAACTGCTCAAACATGGTTAGCAAGAACACCAAATGCAGGGAACAGAAAAACACATACATTAAGTGTTTGGATTAAAAGGTCTGGGTTAAGTGCTAGTCAAAATATATTAGAAGCAAGGGGTTCTGGTGACACTGGTAATGTGGATATTTGGTTTGATGCGAATGACAGGCTTGAGGTCTCAGGGAGTTCAACGTATTGGCGAACAACAACACGAAAATTTAGGGATGTTAGTTCTTGGTATCATATAATGATTGTTACGGATACAACAGATGGTACTGCAGCAGATAGATTAAAAATATATGTAAATGGAACTCGTGAAACATCCTTTAGTGACAATAATCACTATTCTCAAAATACGGATTATGCAATAGGTGGTAATGTAGAACATAGAATAGGTGATGGTTATGGTCACTTTGATGGTTACATGGCAAGATACGAGTTTGTTGATGGGATAGCTTTAGATGCAAGTTATTTTGGTGAAACAAAAAATGGTGTATGGATACCAAAGAAATATACTGGCTCATATGGTACTAATGGGCATTTACTAGAATTTAAACAAACTGGTACAAGTGCTAACTCAAGTGGATTAGGTGCAGATACGAGTGGTAATGACAACCATTATACACCAACTGAAATAACAGCAATAGATTCAAATCTGCCTGATAGTCCTGAGAATAATTTTGCAACCTTAAATGCAGTAGACAATGATGGTTCTATATTAAGTGAAGGTAATTTAAAATCAGCATCAACAAGTAACTCTTGGAAAGATGTTAGAAGTACTTTTGTAATGCCTACTGGTTCTTGGTATGTTGAACTTTTATCAATTAGTGGTATTGGGAATGGTAATACTGGTATTGGAGTAGTACCTCAAAATAATGCTTTACCATCAAATAATATTTTTGGTTCTGCTTCAAATTCTTGGCAATATTTAAGTAATGGTAATTGGTATAACAATAATGGTGTTGGTGGTAGTGGTGCAACATTTTCTGCCACTGATATAGTTGGTATGTCTTTTGATGGTTCAGAAGTAAAGTTCTACAAAAATAATTCATTAATTCATACCCTTAGTTCATTGCCAAGCAATGATTATGCAATAGGAATTTCATTATATGATACTGATGAAAGTTGTATTTTAAATTTTGGACAAGACAGTTCTTTTGCAGGAAATAAAACAGCACAAGGGAACACAGATGGAAATGGTATAGGGGATTTCTACTATGCACCACCAACTGGTTTTCTAGCATTATGCACATCTAACCTACCAGAACCAACCATAAGTCCTAATGCTGATACACAAGCTGATAATTATTTTGGAATACTTACTTGGTCAGGTGATGACAATGCTACTCGTAAGATAGCAGATGGTGAATCTAGTGTTACTGGAACTGTAGATTTTACACCAGATTGGTCTTGGATAAAAAGAAGAAATGGTTCATCAAATGGAAGTGACCATTTATTATTAGACACATCTCGTGGTGTGGATTCTTTTAATGGCTTATCATCAAATGCTAGTTCACAAGAGGGTCAAACTGAAGCAGGCTCAACTTGGGTCAACTTTGGCGATATAAATAATTTTGAGAATGGTGGATTTACTGTACAAAAAGGTTCAGATGGCAGTCATACATTAGAAGGTATTAATCAAAGCGGTGGAACATATGTAGGCTGGAACTGGAAAGCAAATGGTGGCACAACCTCAAGCAATACAGATGGTTCTACAACAAGTACAGTACAAGCAAACACAACAGCAGGGTTTAGCATTGTCACTTATGCAGGAAACTCTGCATCTAAAACAGTAGGACATGGATTAGATTCTGCTCCTGAGTGGGTTATAGCCAAATCAAGAACAGATGCAGAAAGATGGGTAGTATTTCATACTTCAATTTCCAATCAGTATATTTATTTAAATGAAACCTTTGCAGGAGAAACTTCAAATGCAGATGAAAGGTTTGGCGATAGTTCAAGTGTTATTGTTCCTAATTCTACTGTAGTTACTCTTGGTGCAAATAATTCAGATGTAAATGAAAATGGCGATAATTATATTATGTATTGTTTTCATTCAGTTGAAGGTTACTCAAAATTTGGCAGTTATACTGGAAATGGGTCTACAGATGGTACGTTTGTTCATACTGGATTTAGACCTGCTTTTGTTCTTATAAAAAGAACAGATACTAGTGGTCAAGATTGGATGCTAGTGGATTCTACAAGAGATACTATAAACCCAGTAGATAACACTTTGTTTCCAAGTGCTTCTACACAAGAATTAGATGGTGATGATAAAGATTTTCTAAGTAATGGTTTCAAACATAGGTCTACTGGTGCTTCTGAAAACGCATCAGGTGGCACATATATTTACATGGCATTTGCCGAAGCACCTTTTAAATATGCTAATGCAAGATAGGAGACAGTAAGATGGTTTGGAAATATGAAGACGTACAACTTAAAGCAGGTAAGAGTTGGACAGACAAAGATGGAACAAAGCATCCTAACAACTGGATGATATGGTCTGATGAAGACAAGAAAGGTTTTGGTTTAACTTGGGAGAATGATCCTGATACGAGTTTTGATAGCAGATTTTATTGGTCAAAAGATGTTGAACGTAAACTAGCAGATGAAAATGTAGTTGATGATGATGGCAAGGCTGTTATTGATTCTATTACTGGAAAGCAAAGGGTTCAGTTAGGTTTAAAATCTATATGGATTGCACAAACTAAAACAACTGCTAATGGTTTACTTGCTAGTTCTGATTGGTATGTAACAAGGAAAGCTGAAGTAGATACAGCTATTCCATCTGATATTAGCACTTATAGAACTGCTGTAAGGACTGCAAGTAAAACTATAGAAGATAAAATAAATGCTTGTAGTAAGTTAGCTGATTTTAAAAAATTATTTGATGTTCCAGTTGATAGCGATGGAAAACCTACTGGTAAAAGTCCAATAACAAATTTCCCAGATGAGGTTAACTAATGTTTGGTCATGCCTCCATTGCTGAAGCTCCTTTTGCTGGTGTAGGAGGCATTGTACTTTTTGGTGTAGCAGATATGAACGCTCTTGCTACAAGCTCTAGTATAGGAGTTGGAACGCTTGTAGGTACTGTTTCTTTAAACGGTAATTTTACACAAACATCTACAAGTATGTTTATAAGTGCAGGAGCATCTATTGATGCAAATGTAAATTTTACACAAACTACTGAAAACATAAAAATAGTAAATTTTACTGATGTTACTTTAAGTAGTACATTTACACAAAGTGCAAATAGTATTATGATAGGGTCAGGTGTTGCAACAACAAATTTAAATATGACACAGACATCTAGTGGTGATTTATTGTATGAGAATATTAATGCAGGTGCTACACAAGAAGAATACACAACCATTTCACCAAGTGGTACAGAAACTTGGACAACAGTAAATCCGTCTGGGTCAGAGACTTGGACAGAGATAGAAGCGTGAGGTAAACATGGCAAGTACATATACAGCCAATAGTGGAATAGAAAAAATAGGTGCTGGAGAACAAGCGGGAGCTTGGGGTACAACCACAAATAATAATTTCGATATTATAGATAAAGCCATTAATGGTGTTGAAGCAATATCATTATCAGGTACAATTCACACACTAACAACAAGTGATGGAACATTATCTGAAGGAGGCAATAAAGTTTTAGTATTAGGTGGATCGCCATCTGGCACAAACACAATTACAATAGATCCTAATAATCAAGACAAAATGTATTTTGTACATAATAACTCTGGACAAACTGCAACTTTTCAACAAGGTAATGGAACTGGCGGTACTGTTTCAATACCAACCGGATCAAAAGGATTAATATTTGCAGATGGTGCAGGGTCTGGTGCCAAAGTGACTGATCTGTTAGATGGTATGGCTTTTGGGGGAACTAAAGTTACTTCTACTGCTGCAGAACTTAATTTAATGGACGGTTCTGCTACAACTCCAGGAACAACTGCTGTTGCTGCAGGAGATGGTATTGTCACTAATGACGGTGGCACTATGCAACAAACTACGGCAGCCACTTTCTCAACATATTTTAATGCAAATGCTTTTTCTGCACCAACGGCTTTAAGTTTATCTGGCACAACAACATTAACACCGAGTGCCGCACAATCTATCTATCAAAGAGTTACTGTAGCTAGTGGCAGTCAAACATTAAGAGTTGCCATAACAAACTTAATTGCAGGACAATATGTTATTATTGATAAGACTTCTAGTGCAAATAGTTTAACCATAGATTGGAATAACAACAGTGCAGTTACATCACAAGGTATTACCTTGGGTAGCAGTGTAGAATTTGCAATAGGTTTATTTAATGGATCAAGTTTTTCTTTTGTAGAAACAGTCAAGTTTTAGGTGTTAAATGAGTATACCACTAATAGCAAACTTAGGGTTTACTGAAGTTAGTTCAGCAGGAAATCTTAATGATAAAGCTGGAACTGATAAAAGCAAACTACCTGTTCAGCTTTTTAAGTTAACCGATAATATTTCTGGTAATCTTACCATGACAAATGATTCGGCTCATAAAAAGATAATTCTTGATACAAATGGTAATACAATTATTAATTCAACTGGATCACCTATTACAAACAACTCTAGTACATCCTTAGAATTAAAAGGTAGTGGCAATGTTCAATCAACATTAAAAACATTTACATCTTCTGAAAGTAGCACGAGCAACACTGGCACAACTACAATAGCGACAGCCGATAATAGCACAGTAGCCGTATCAGACAGCGACCATACTTTTGTAGGTACTTTTATAGATGACAATAGAAGTGCAGGTAGTGGTACATCTTTTGGAGATGGTAGTACCACAGTAACAAAACCAAATACGGGTAGCACTGCTAGTATGCTGGTAAACGAAACTTATTATACTACAGCTAACACTACTAATTTTGGAGGTGTAGGATTAGATAATATAAATAGATCAGATTTTGGTATGTCTTTTTCTCATGCTTTTTTAGAAGACGGCACACCTATAAGTGGTGCTATTGTGGGTCCTAGTGGGCCAAGCACCTATGATGGAGTATCCGCAGACCAACCAGACACAAACACAACACACTCTCATGCGGGTGGAACTTATAGATTTATGGAATGGGAAAATGCAGTTCGAGGCGTGAATAATGGTAACTCTGGTACTTTTGATATTCAAATATTTATAGACTCTGCTACAGATAAAGCAGTTGTAGCTATTGTTGGTGGTCGTGGAGCATTCAACCAAATTAAAAACGTAGATGTTTTAGGTGTTACAGCAGGAAGACGTTTTACATTTACAAATAACTTAGCAATATCATGTGTGCTATCTGGTGCAGATCCTTATGATGGTGTTACAGTTGGTGCGGGAGCAACAGCAGTTGCAAATAGAGATTCAACAGACGGATCATTTAGTTTAACTGGTACAGTATCTGGATCAGACGGAAGTAGTCAGCCTTATTCAGTAAAGCCAGTAAATGACGGAACGGGTAGTTTAGTGACAACAGACCATACGGGAACAAGATCAGCGAGTGCTTTTTAAATGCCGATAACAAAACTAAAATTTAAACCAGGAGTTATATCTGACATTACCTCTGAAAGTAATGAAGGAGGTTTTATTGATGGTGACAAAGTAAGATTTAGATTTGGCTTTCCAGAAAAGTTTGGTGGTTGGGAAAAATATAGTCCTAACAGCTATCAAGGATCAGCAAGACGATTACATAACTGGGTTGCTCTTGACGGCTCTGATTTCATGGGTATCGGTACACATCTCAAGTATTATATAGAAGAAGGTCAAACCTTTAATGATATTACACCTGTAAGAAACACAACAAGTGCAGGTGACGTAACCTTTTCTGCAACTAATGGGTCAACAACAGTAACTGTAATAGATCCGGCACATGGTGCAAACGTAAATGACTTTGTAACCTTTTCTGGTGCCGCCACTCTAGGTGGTACAATAACAGCTACAATATTAAATGCAGAATTTCAAATTGTATCTTTAATAAGTTCTAACTCTTATACAATTACATCTTCTGTTGCAGCAAATGGTTCTGATACTGGTAATGGTGGCGGTAGTATTGTTGGCACATATCAAATAAACACAGGTCTGGACGTTACAGTTGGTGGAACTGGATGGGGTGCAGGACAATGGAGTGGTACAACATCTGGTGCTTTAGCAACACAGCTCAACGAAGCCTTAGACAATAGTGAAACTGCTGTTGATGTAGATGACGAAACGAATATGAACACAGCTAATGATATTATCTTAGTTGATAACGAACTCATGCTTGTATCGGCAACCACGGATGACAATACAATGACCGTAACTCGTGGACATAGTGGTACGGATGCCGTTGCTCACGATGACAATACACTTGTAAGATTAGCTGTGGGTAACGAAGATTCTGCCAATGATTTTGTTGGATGGGGTAATGCAGCGAGTGTCACGGTTTCTGGTGCACAGATTAGATTGTGGTCACACGATAATTTCGGTGAAGATATAATTATAAATCCAAAAGATAGTGGCTTGTTCTACTGGGATAAAACAAATGGCTTAGCAAACAGAGCGGTAGAATTAAGCACGATTGGTGGTACAAAGACTAGTGTTCCACAAGTGGCTAAACAGATACTTGTATCTGACCAAGACAGACATGTAATTGCTTTTGGTTGTGATGGGTTTGGAGCTACACGCACCACGGAAAAAGGTAGTGGGGTACAAGATCCATTGCTTATTAGATTCTCCTCACAAGAAAATCCTATTGATTGGTTCCCGACTGCTACAAACACAGCAGGTGATTTAAGACTTGGTGGTGGATCAACTTTTGTTCAAGCTGTAGAAACAAAACAGCAGATCCTTGTGTTTACTAATAAAACATTACACGCCATGAAGTTTATAGGTCCTCCATTTACATTTGGCTTACAAGAACTATCTAAGAATATCACAATCATGAGTCCTTTTTCTGCAATAGCCGTTGAGGATGCTGTATTCTGGATGGGTGTAGATACTTTCTATGCGTATGCTGGTGGTCAAACTGTTCAACTGCCATGTACTGTAAAAGATAAAGTATTCTTAGATTTTAACTTTGAAGAACGAGACAAGGTTCATGTAGGGGTTAATTCAGAATTTAGTGAAATATTATGGTTCTATCCAACTAAGTCTAGCACAGAAATAGATTCGTATGTTGCTTATAACTATCAAGAAAAGGTCTGGTACTATGGAACACTAGCTCGTCAAGCATGGCTTGACAGAGGTATAAGAACATTACCAATGGCAACTGGTGGACAATATCTATATAACCAAGAAGTGGGTTACGATGATGATGGTTCTGCTATGACATCTTTTATTGAATCAGCACCTATAGATATGGGTGACGGAGATAAATTTGTTTTCTTAAAACGAGTTATACCAGATATAACTTTTGACGGCTCAACTAGTGTAAACCCAGATGTATCCTTTACAATGAAAGCCAAGAACTTTCCAGGGTCAAACTTTAATGAGACGACAGAGGGTACTACACAAAGATCTGCTACAAGTCCAATAGAGCAGTTTACAGAAAAGCTAGATTATAGATTGCGTGGTAGATCTTTTGCTTTAAGAATAGATTCTACCTCACTGGGTACAAAATATAAGTTGGGTTCACCAAGAGTTGATATAAGACAGGATGGTAGACGATAATGTTAATAACCAGTATTCCTCAATATATACAAGGTCTAACAAATGCTAAGTTAGATTTAACAACAACTGATGCTACAGTTTTGTATACGGCACCTAGTGAAGCAGACTTTAATGCCTCTATTATTAATTCTATTTTAGTATCTAATGATTCTGGTAGTGCCGATACAATAACAGTTACTCTCACGAGTGGCAGTGATGTTTTTAGTTTATTTAAAGTCAAAGCAGTTGATGCAAATACAACAATAGAATTATTGACAAAAGATTTAATCTTAGAGAGTGCAGAAATTTTAAAAGTAACAGCAGCAACAGCTGATAGATTACATGTTGTGGCAAGTATACAAGAACTATCGAAGACAAGAGTGACAACAAGTGCGTTAGCACAGATATAGGATTGAAAAATTAACAATTACTTGGTATTATAAGCTATGGGTATATTTAAGAACATCACTAAGACACTAAAGAAAGCCGCACCATTGATTGGTAGTACGATTGGTTTTGCGATAGGCGGACCAGCAGGTGCCGCCATTGGTTCGGG